CCAATACTTTATTATGACTGATTGTCCTGATGGAATGAAACACTTTGTTAGAGCACCAATCAAAAAAGCTGTTGAAGGCGATTTTGAAACTGGTAACCTAAGATACAAAGTAAGAGAAAGATACTCTTTCGGTTTCACTGACTGGAGAGCCGTTTACGGATCTCAAGGCGCAGATTAATAATAAACTTTAACTAGGCGTAGCAATACGCCTAGTTACCCTACGACAGCTTAGGCTGACTACTAAGGAGGTAGACTATGGGAACAACTACTTTTTCGGGACCGATTAAAGCGGGAACGATTAGAGAAACTTCTGGAACTACATTAGGAGCAAATGTTTCTAACACTGGTTTTGTTGTAATGGGTCAATCTGCAAAGATTGATATTACAGGAGCTTCTCACTTAAATCAAGTGTGTGGTACTATTCCAGCTAACTCACAAATCATTGATGTAACATTAAATGTAACAACAGCAAACGATGATACGAATGCTGCAACTGTTTCAGTTGGTACAACAGATGATGGCGATGCATTTATTGCTTCTGCTAATGTGAAAGCTACTGGTACAACTAGAGGTACTTTAGACACTGAAGCTACAAATATTGGTACAACTGATATTCAAGTTTTAGCTGATTTTACAGGTACTGATGGAGACGGATCAGCAGGTGCAGCAACTGTTACTGTAACTTACTTACAGAACAATTCAATTGCAGATGCAGGAGACGTTCCAGCTTAATACTTTTTGGGGGACCCATTAGGGTCCTCCTTATAAGGAGAAAATATGTTTGAATTTTTAAAAGAAAAAGGAAATGCTTTAAAAGATTTTGCTAATACAGATATAGAAGATGAAGAAGAAAGAAGTACAGCTGAATCTATAAAAGCAGCAATAGAAAAAGAACAAGAAAAAATTAAATCTGAAGAAGATAAAGATATTGATGAAGAATCATCAAGTATAGAACAAATTTTAAAAGAAGCAGAAACTAAAAAAGAAGAAGAAAAAAAAGAAAAAGGATTAGATGAAAAATTAGCAGATATAGAAAAAGTAATATCTACATTCGGTAGTTCACAAGATTTAGGTTCTTCAACAAGTGATCCTTTTAAAGGAACAAAATTTTCTTTAAATAAACCAATAGATTTTCAAACTCAAGTTGCGAAAAATTATATTGCACCTTATTTACAACAACCAACTAGCCAAGGCGACAGAATTAAGTTATTATTTGAAAGCCTTAAAAAACAAAATTTAATATAGGAGGAACAATGGCAGGATCAGATCTAAATGTGGCTTTTACTTCTAATACATCAGGTACTCAAGAATTATTTGGTGGATCTACTAGATTAAAAGCTTTTATAATTACACCTACAGCATCTGCTGGTACTGTTGTTTTTGCTGATGGCGGTACAGATAAATTTACAGTATCTACATCTGCAAGTGCAGCATCAGGACCAGTTAATATTGGTTTACCAGATGAAGGTGTAAAATTTAGCTCAAACTTACAAGCAACTTTAACTAATGTTGCTGGGTTAACAGCATTTCATGCATAATGGCTACATCGAATACAGCAACATTTAATCTTACAGTTAATGACTGTATACAAGAAGCTTATGATAGAATAGGAGGTGATCCTATTTTAGGTTATGATGTACGTTCAGCACGTAGAAGTCTTAATATAATGTTTAGTGATTGGGCCAATAGAGGTTACAATCAATGGACAGTAGAATTGAAAGATGAAGCAGTAAGTCAGGGAACTACTGAATATACTCTTGATTATGATTTAGTTGATATTATTAATGCAAATATTTTAGACGGATCAACTGAATATTCTATGACTAGATTAGGTCTAAATGACTATGCTGCTATTTCTAATAAAACTCAACAATCTAGACCTACACAATTTTATTTACAAAGATTAAATACACCTGTAATTAAAATTTATCCTGCACCTGATAAAGCATACACATTAAGATATTATAGAATGAGAAAAATACAAGATGTAACTGCTTCTACAGTTAATGGAGTTGAACAAAATTTTGATATTCCATTTAGAGCTTTTGAATGTATGTGTGCAGGTCTTGCTTATTACCTTTCAAAAAAAAGAATTAATATAGATCAAGCACAAAGAATGGAATTAAAAACTGATTATGAACAAGCTTATACTAGATTAGTTGCAGGAGATGATACACCTTCTACAAGAATTTTACCATCAACAACTAATAGATTTTATACATAATGGCAAATAAATTAGGTGATAGAAGTACAAGACCTCATAGAGCACCACATAATAAATTTTCAAGTGGTCAATATGCAAGAGCTATATCAGATAGATCAGGATTAGAATTTCCATATCAAGAAATGGTTTTTGAATGGAATGGATCTTTTGTACATAATTCAGAATTTGAACCTAAACAACCACAATTAGATTTAACTTATTTTACAGATGCTCAGTCTTTACAAGATGCTAGACCACAAGCAAATTTATCAGCAACTGGAGGTGTTCCTGATCAAATAGATATTATATTTCCACCAACAGGATCCATACCAGCAAATGGTATAGCACAAACAAGCACAAATTTGTTATCAACTGAATTAGGAAGTGTTACAGTAGTAACATCATGAAAATAGAAAAAAAATATGGTGTTATGATCGCAACACCTTGTTATGGTGGTCAACTTACAGAAGGTTATTTACACGGAATTTTAAATACCACAGTAGAAGCACAAAAACATGGAATACAAGTCCATCTTAATACTATGGGAAATGAAAGTTTAATAACTAGAGCAAGAAATACTTTAGTTACTCAATTTTTAGATTTTGATGAAAAAGAACCTGATAGATTTACTCATCTTTTATTTATAGATAGTGATATAGGATTTAGTGGAGCAAATGTTATAAAATTAGTTGAATCAGGACATGATGTATGTGCAGGTATTTATCCACGAAAATCAATTGATTGGAAATCTGTTCCTAAATTTATTAAAGAATCAGGAGAAGAATTTATTGAACAAAAAGCTTTAGGATATAATTTAAATTTTGCAAAACCTTTAGATATTAAAGTTAAGAATGGCTTTACAGAAGTTTTAGATGCTGCAACTGGTTTTATGTGTATTAAAAAAGAAGTATTTTATAAAATGAAAAAAGCTTATCCTAATCTTAAATATACTTCTGATCAAATAATAAATAATGAAAGATTTTCAAGTAATAATTGTTATGCTTTTTTTGACTGTATTATTGATGAAAAAAGTAATAGATATTTATCAGAAGATTATGCTTTTTGTAGATTGTGGCAAAAAATAGGAGGTAAAATCTTCGCTGATGTTATTAGTCCATTAACTCATTATGGAACTTATCCATTTAAAGGTAATGTATGGACTAAATTTGATATAAAAGGAGAAAATGTAAATGCCAATGACATACACCAGTCTAAAGACTGACATACAAACTTGGGCTGAAAATACAGGAACAGATTTTACTAATCAATTAGATACTTTTATAGATAATACGCAACAAAAATTATCTAGAGAAATTGATCCTACTGGTTTTAATCAAAATGTAACTAGCTCAACTTCTATCGGAGATAGATTTGTTACTTTACCATCTGCAATTGAACCTATGCTTTTAAATTATTTAAATATTATAGATAGTGATAACAACAGGGTATTTTTAGAAATTAAACCATTAGAATATTTACAAGAATATTGGCCTGATTCTTCTCTAACATCTCAACCTAGATATTTTGCTAATTTTGATGATACTACACTATATTTAGCACCTACTCCTAATGCTGTATATACTATGGAATTAGGTTATCAAGGAAGAATTAATCCATTATCTAATACAAATACTACTAATTGGTATACAGAAAATGCTTCAGATGCATTATTATATGGATGTTTATCTGAAGCAAATCTCTTTACAAAAAACATGGAAGACTATAATATATATAAACAAAAGTATGTCGAAAGTGTGACAGCCATAAATAATGAAGCTCGTAGAAATAGAAGAACAGACTACAAGTTTCCTGGTAGTCCACTAGGCGAGAATACATTAACTGGAGGACAATAAACATGGCTATATCTCAAGCGATTACAGTGTCGTTTAAGCAAGACTTAATGTCGCCTGGCGGAAACTTAGAAGCTTTGACATTAAAGTGTGCACTTTACGACAACACTGCAACTCTAAACCAAAACACTACTGCTTATATTACAGCAAACGAAATATCTGCAAGTGGTACAAACTACACTACTGGTGGTGCAACTTTGACAAATGTTGCAATTTCTACAGATGGAACAACAGCAATTTTTGATGCTGATAATGTTACATTTGCAAATGCAACTATTTCTGCACAAGCTGCACTAATTTATAATGCTAACAATAGTAATTCATCTATTGCAGTATTAGATTTTGGTGGTGTAAAAACATCTACTAATGGTACATTCGAGTTACAGTTTCCTAATGCTGATGCATCAAACGGCTTAATCAGAATAGCATAAGGAGGAATTCCTTATGGCAAGTACATGGAGCCAAGGTGATTGGAACTTAGGTTCCTGGAATAATGCAGCAACTGGTGCTGTATTAACTGGACAATCTCTTACAACATCTTTAGGTGATGTAGTTGCTAATGCAGAAATTAGAGCTGGTTGGAGTAGAGGTACATGGAGCTCAGCAACTTGGAACCAAGCACCAGATTCATTTATAAGTTTAACTTCACCAGGAGAATTAACACTTGATTTAAATTTAGGTTTTGGTTGGAGTAGAGAAAGTTGGAACGAAGGTAATTGGAATTCTAGTTTAGGTTTTGTACTTACAGGTAATGGTAATGTATTTGCAACAACAACTGCAGGACAATTAACATCTTCTGCAAATAATATAATAGTAATTGGTAATTCTGATATAGTAATATCTGGTGAACAATTAAATATTTCTCAAGGTACAGAAACTGTAACTGGTATAGCTAAATTTAATATTACAGGAGAAGAATTAATATCTGCAACTGTTAATACTTTTGCTGTAGCTGCAGGTGGAGCTATAACAATTAATACTCCTACTTTAGAAGCAAATACTGCTTTAAATAATGATGGCATAACTATAGGTCTTGCTAGTTTTTTAGATATAAATGGATTGCCTATTTCTATTAATTTAGGAGATATATCTCTTTCAACAGGTAATGTTATAGATATTACAGGTCAACAATTAACAAGTGCAGCCAATACTATTTCTTTAAGCACTGCACAAATATTATCAATTTCTGGTAATGGAGTAACTATAACATCAGCTGATATAATACCTAATTCTCAAAACTTTCTTTCTATTACTGGCTTTCAAGCAAATACTGACATTACAACACTTAAATTTTGGGATCCAATTAATGATAATAATCAAGAAAATTGGACTAATATTCACTAGACAAATGATAACAAATATATATTATTTACATTATTTACATTATTAAAAATATGGAGTATAAAAAATTATGCCATCAAGTTTTACATCGAGATTAAAATTAGAAAGACAAGCTTCTGGAGAAAATTCGGGAACTTGGGGTAATCTAGTTAATTATGTTTTAAATAGAGTTGATGCTTCAGTTTCTGGTTATCAAGCTGTAAACGTTGCTGGTTCTGCAAACGTAACATTAACATCAAATAATTCAACAAGCAATACAGATGATAGCACTACAGACGATCAAGTACATAATGCTACTTTAGAATTTACAGGTGCTCTTACAGGAGATATTCACGTTTTTACAGATGCGGTAGAACAAAATTATGTAGTATTTAATAATACTACTGGATCACAATCATTAACTTTTGCAAATACAGGTCATGCTGCAAACGGTGTTGCACTTAAACAAGGTGCTAAGACTATAGTTTATACAGATGGATCTACAATTTTTGATGTTACAAAAGATTTAGGTGACATTCAAGTAACAGGTTTAACAAGTAATGGTGGAGCTACAGTAACAGGTAATGTAGATATAACAGGTAATGTTGCACTTAAAACTGCAAAAGCTTTAGTGTTTGAAGACACATCAGGCGGACAATTTGCTGCTTTAAAGGCGAATGGTACTACTACAAGTTATACATTAACTTTACCACCTGCAACAGGTTCTGCAGATCAAGTAATTAAAACAGATGGTAGTGGTAATTTAAGTTTCACTGATATGGGTGGTGGATCTGTAACTTGGCAAACAGGAAGTATTAAAACAGCCACATTTACTGCAGCAGCAGGAGAAGGTTATTTTTGTAATACAACAGGCGGTACGTTTACAGTAAACTTACCTAGTTCTCCAACTGCAGGTGATATTGTAGCTGTAAAAGATTATGCAGGAACTTTTGATACAAACAAATTAACAATTGGTAGAGGTGGTTCTAATATAGATGCAACAGCAGCTGATGTAGATTTAACTGATGAAGCTGAATCTATAACATTAATTTATGTAGATGGAACTCAGGGATGGAAAGTGATTAATAATAGTAACCAAACTTTTGAACCTCAATATGTAGCAGCTACTGGTGGAAACAGCACAGCTACTTCTGGAGATTACAAAATTCATACTTTTACAAGTCCGGGTACTTTTTGTGTAACTAACACAGGTAACGAATATGGTAATGATAAAATTTCTTATTTAATTATAGCCGGTGGCGGTGGTGGTGGATCAACTAACTCTACTGACGATGGCGGTGGAGGAGGAGCAGGTGGTTACCGAGAAGGTAAAGATTCATCTGATCCTTATTCTGCAGGCCCTCCAGCTACTACTCATACAACTTTATCAGCAACAGGAGCTTATGCAATTGCTGTTGGCGGTGGTGGAGGCGGTGGTCCTGGAACTCCAGAGGTTCCTGGCACACAAGGTAGTGATTCATCATTTAATAGTATTGTTAGTGCCGGTGGTGGCGGAGCAAGAGGAAGTGGAAGCACTCCACCTCCTTCTGATGCTAACGGAGGATCTGGCGGAGGATCTGGAGGCGGTGGTGGCGTACCTGGAAAACAAGGTGGATCTGGAAATACACCTGCTGTAAGTCCTTCTCAAGGAAATAATGGTGGTCAAGCAGCAACATCACCACCTGATGGTTCAGCTGGAGGCGGTGGTGGTATAGGTTCAGTTGGTGGTACAGCTGGTGGATCAAGTGCTAATGGCGGATCAGGAGTATCAAGTTCAATTAATGGAACACCAACAGCAAGAGCTGGAGGTGGCGGTGCAGCAACAGCATCTGGTCAAGACGGAGGTGGACCTAATGGATCTGCTGGAACAGCAAACACTGGTGGTGGTGGAGGTGGAAACCAAAACGGTAGTGGTGCAGGAGCTGGTGGATCAGGACTTGTAATTATAAGGTATAAATTTCAAAATTAATATGGAGACTAGATAAACATATGGCACACTTTGCAAAAATAGGAATGAATGGAAAAGTTCTTCAAGTTTTAACACTTGCAGATAAGGATATGTTGGATGCTAATAATCAACCTGATGAAACAGTAGGTCAACAATATTTAGAACAACACAATAATTGGCCTGCACAAATGTGGGTTCAAACTTCATATAATACTTTTGAAAATGAACATAAGTTAGGTGGAACACCATTTAGAGGAAACTATGCTGGTGTAGGTTTTGAATGGGACGAAAATAATCAAATTTTTTGGCCTAAAAAACCTCATGCTTCTTGGGTAAAAGATGTTGCTAATGCTAAATGGAAAGCACCGGAAGATGTTCCAACAATTACAGCAGAACAACAAGCACAAAATGATGCAGGCACTCATTATTGGTATTATGAGTGGAATGAAGATAATTTAAATTGGGATTTATCTAATAGTATAAGATCATAAATTATTTATGGTGGTGGTACAAAAAAAATTATTAACAGAACAAGCTTTATACTATGGTGATGTTTCAATGCCGAAAGGTTTTGAAATAGACCATAATAAATTATCAGACGATATTATAAAATCAATTTTAAAAAAATCAAAAATTCCTTATCTTAAAAATTTAAATATGTTGAATGATTATATTAGAGAACATATAAAATCTGAACATAAGATAAGTTTAATCACAAAAAATTATTGGGGAAATATTTATAAACCAAATCAAATATCAGAACCCTTATTAAATGTAGATCAAACAGATTTACGCAATTCACCAGATTTTACTTTATTGTATGGTGTTAAAACTAAAGAATGTTCTGTAAAATTTTATTATGATAATAATAGAATAAAAGGATGTGATTGGACAATTTCATTAGATGAAGGTGAATTTATTATGTTTCCATCAATAAATAGATATATTATTAAAAATGATCAAAAAGAAAGTTTAAATAGTATTTTAACTATTACTTATGAACTTAAATAATTATTATTGGTATTTTAAATCGGCAATACCTCCAAAAATATGTGATGATATTATTAAATATGGTTTAGCAAAATCAGAAACCATGGCTACGATTGGTGGATATGGAAATAAAAAATTATCAAAAGAAGAAACACAAGATTTAAAACTTAAAAGAAATTCAGATATAGTTTGGCTAAGTGATCCGTGGATATACAGAGAATTACATCCATATATAAATCAAGCTAATAAATCAGCTGGTTGGAATTTTGATTGGGATTATTCTGAACAAATACAATTTACAAAATATAAATTAAATCAATATTATGATTGGCATTGTGATAGTTGGAACAAACCTTATGATAGACCTAATACAATTGAACATGGGAAAATTAGAAAAATATCTATGACCTGTCAATTAACAGATGGTTCAGAATATAAAGGTGGAGAACTAGAATTTGATTTTAGAAATTATGATCCTCCTATGAGAGATGAATCAAAACATTTAAGGCAAGCAAAAGAAATATTATCAAAAGGTTCTATTATTGTCTTTCCTTCTTTTTTATGGCATAGAGTTAAACCAGTGACGAAAGGAGTAAGATATTCATTAGTTATGTGGAGCTTAGGATATCCCTTTAAATGAAATTAAAAAAAATAACACGAGATAAAGTAAAGGTAGATTATTTATTAATAGAAGGGTTTTTAGATATTAATTCTGAATACTTTATTAAAGAAATAGAAAAAGGAATCATAAGAAATGATAATAATAATTTCAATACAAACGTACAAGGTTATATGACTTCTTATGAATATTTTAATAACAATAAAAATTTTTTAAAAAGTATTCTTCCTTTATTTGATTATTTAGATTCTTTAGATAATATTAAACCATATAGACTTACAAGCTCTTGGGGGTTAAAAGAAAATTTTTCCCATTTTACAGAACCTCATGATCATTTACCTTGTTATTTGTCTGGAGTTATTTATCTAAACAACCATAATCAAAATTTAATTTTTCCTGAACTTAATAAAAAAATTACACCTAAATTAAATTCTTTTATTATTTTTTCTAGTTTTTTAATTCACAAAACAAATAGAAATATAACCGATACAGATAAATATGCTATATCATTTAATTTAACAAAAGGAATGAAAGCAAATGTACATTAATAATTATTTTACCACAACTATTTGGTCAGAACAAAAATTAGAATTTTTAAAATCTTTAAATAAAGCATCTGATAAATATATTAAAGAAGCAAGAAAAAAAAATAAAGAGCATATAAAAAAATTTGGTGATTTTGGAATAAGCCATCATTCTACTCCTTTAGTAACTGACAATAATTTTTTAGATTTTAAAAAATATGTAGGTCAAAAATCTTGGGAATATCTAGATCATCAAGGCTATGACATGTCTCAATATCAAACTATGTTTAGTGAAATGTGGGTACAAGAGTTTGCTAAAAAAGGTGGTGGTCATCATTCAGCACATATACATTGGAATCAACATGTATCAGGTTTTTATTTTTTAAAATGTTCTGATAAAACATCTTATCCAATTTTCCATGAACCTAGAACAGGTGCACGGGTTACTAAATTAAAAATGAAACCTAATATAAAAGGTATATGGGGTGGTACAGAAACAGTACAGGTTAGACCTAAACCAGGAACATTAATTATATTTCCAGGATACTTAGAACACGAATATGCGGTGGATTTTGGAATTGAACCTTTTAGGTTTATTCATTGGAATATACAAGCTGTACCAAAAGAAATGGCAAAAGATGTTTAAAGAATATAAATTACCAAAAGAAAGTTTTATTGGAGGTTGGTTTATTCCTTTAGAAATCTGTGATGGATTAGTTTCTTATTATGATAAATTTAGTAAAAATACTACACCAGGTGTATTAAATGGAAATAGAGTAAAAAAAGATGTTAAGGATTCTTTAGATTTACCAATAAATATACATAACGTAGATGAGGAAATATTAGCTTATAGAATTAAATTACAAAATGTTTTAGAATTATATTTAAAAAAATATCCCGAAGTAGATCAATATAATCACTTTAATGTTAAAAGATTTAATATTCAAAAATATAATAAAAATGGTGGATTTAAAAAATGGCACTGCGAAAGAGGAGAAAAATCTGACATGAGTAGAGTTTTAGTTTTTATGACTTATTTAAATGATATAGAAAATGGTGGAACTCATTTTAAATATCAAAAAATTACTACTCCATCAATAAAAGGTTTAACTTTAATATGGCCTACAGATTTTACTCATACGCATAAAGGTCAAATTGTAGACAAAGAAAAAATAATAACAACTGGTTGGTTTGAATTTACATGAGTTTTAAAAAAAACAAATATGTAGTTATTAGAAAAGCAATATCAAAAGAGCTAGCAGCTTTTGCCGCAAACTATTTTTTAATGAAAAAACAGGTTTATGATACTTGTACACAAGCTAGATACATTTCTCCATTTGAAAGCTTATTAGGTTGTTATGAAGGTAAAGATGGACAGATCCCAGATACTTACTCTTGTTATTCAGACATAGCGATGGAAACTTTAATGTTAAAATGTCAACCACAAATGGAAAAAGTGACAGAATTAAAACTATATCCTGCATATACTTATGCAAGAGTTTACAAAAAAGGTGATGAACTTAAAAGACATAAAGATAGATTTAGTTGTGAAATATCTACCACTATGAATTTAGGTGGAGATGATTGGCCTATATATCTAGAGCCTTCTGGAGAAAGAGGAAAAAAAGGTGTTAAAGTAAATTTAAAATCTGGAGATATGTTAGTATATAGAGGTTGCGAATTAGAGCATTGGAGAGAACCATTTAAAGGTCAAGAATGTATACAAGTTTTTCTGCATTATAATAATCGCAAAACTCCTGGAGCGAAGGATAATATGTTCGACAAACGTCTGCATTTAGGTCTTCCTAATTGGTTTAAAAGATAGTATATATTATGATGGGAACAGTGATTATCACCACCTTTCGCTGTTCCCTTTATAATATATATGAAAAATAATATATAATTTTTAAATTTTTGTTATATAATATTTGTTATTATGCCATTAACTCAATTAAATTTTTTACCAGGAGTAGATACTGAAAATACAGATACCGGCGCTGAAGGTAGATGGACAGATTGTGATAAAATTAGATTTAGAAAAGGTTTACCACAAAAAATAGGTGGATGGACAAAATTTAGTCAAGATTATTATGTTGGAGTAGGAAGAGCATTACATGCCTGGTTTGATAATGATGGATCTCGTTATGAAGGTCTAGGTACAGATAGAAAAGTTTATGTATATAGAGCAGGAGATAATGGAGATATAACTCCTATAAGACAATCTAATACTTTAACCAGTGTATTTGATACAACGACTGGAAGCTCAAATGTAACAGTAAATCATACCTCTCATGGTGCACAATTAGGTGATTTTATAACTATCTCTAATACTGCGCCTACCAATATTGGAGGAATTTCTAATACTGCATTAGATGCAGAATATGAAATTATTGAAATTACAAATGCTGATGCTTATTTAATATCTTCAAGTGGAACCGCAAATGCAAATGTTACTACAACAGGTAATTGTAGTATATCTTATCAAATATCAACTGGACCAGATAAACAAACTTTTGGTTTTGGTTGGGGAACAGGCACTTGGAATTTAGGTACTTGGTCTACTCCTAGATCAACTTCTAATGTAACTTTAGATATGAGACAATGGTCTATGACTAATTGGGGCGAAGATTTAATTATAACACAACGTGATGGTAAAACTTATCTTTTTGATACTTCAGGTGGTTTAACAAATAATCCTGCAACATTAATAGCTAACGCACCTACTGCAAGCTCTTTATCAGTAGTATCAACAGAAACAAGACACTTAATTTTAATGGGTACAGAAACTACAATAGGTACACCTTCATCTCAAGATAAAATGTTTATAAGATTTAGTGATCAAGAAAATTTTAATTCTTTTACTGCAAATGCAACTAATTCAGCAGGATCACAAAGAATAGCAGGGGGAAGTGAAATAAGATGTGCAAAACCTGCTAAAGGTACAATACTTATATGGACAGATACTACAATGCACTCTATGTCTTTTGTTGGTCCACCTTTTATATTTGGTTTTAGACAACTCGGTAATGATTGTGGATCTGTTGGATTAAACTCTGCAATTGTTGTAGATGATATTGCATATTGGATGTCAGATGGACAATTTTTTAGATATGCTGGTGCTGTACAAGAAATACCTTGTAGTGTTTTAAATAAAGTATTTGATGATATTAATAAAACTCAATATGCTCAAGTATATGCAGGACAAACTTCTAATTTTTCAGAAATAATATGGTACTATTGTTCTAGCAACTCTGATCAAATAGACAGATATGTAATTTATAATTATGTGGAAAATAGTTGGTATTTTGGTAACCTAGCTAGAAGTACATATCAAGATAATGGAGTTGAATTAAATCCTTTAGCAACAGAATACTTTCCAAATTCTACCGCTAATTCTTATATAACAATAAATGGTTTAACAGCAGGTAGAAGTTTAATTTATAGGCATGAATCAGGTGTAGATGCTGATGGTTCTGCTTTATCTGCTTTTATTGAATCTGGCGATGGAGATATTGCTGATGGAGAAGATTTTAGTTTTATTAATAAAGTTATACCTGATTTTCAAAATATGACTGGAAATGCTATTATCACTCTTAAAACAAGAGATTATCCAAATGATTCAAAAACTTCTGGAGAGGCTATTACAGTAAATAGTGCTACAAGATTTTATAATACAAGAACTAGAGGTAGACAATCTAGTCTTAGAATAGAAAATACTGATGTTGGTGATAATTGGCGATTTGGTACAATAAGAATAAATATAAGACCTGATGGAAAAAGATAATTTTAAAATAAGGCAAGCTCGTATTGATGACGCAGTTAGAATACGAGAGCTTTTAAAAACGTGGTTACCTGAATCACCATATAACTTTGGTAACGTAAATAATAAGAAATTACTTGATCATATTATATTTTACATTAAAAATAGTTTTGTTATAGTAGTAGAATATGAAAATGTTATTATAGGAACTATGGCTGCCGCTGTAGATGAAACATGGTATAGCGACAAAAGATTTTTAAGAAGTTTATGGCTTCACGTAAATCCTAAATATCGTAATTTTCATATTTTTAGAGCTATGATGATAGTTTTTAAAGAATACGCAGAAAGTAAAAGATTAACTGCTTTATGCGAAATAACACAAGGTAAAGACGTAGAAAGAAAACATAACGCCTTTATTAAATTAGGATATAAAAATATTGGAGGTACATATATAATCAATGGGTAGTCTTTTTAAACCATCAACAACTGTAGTTCAAGCGCCAAGTCAACAAACAGTTACTTCGCAAATACCAGAATATTTTAAAGAAATTCAAGAACGTACATTAAGAACAGCAGAGAATGTTTTCAATAGACCTTATGTTGGTTATCAAGGACAACGTGTAGCTCAACTTACACCACAAGAGCAACAAGTTTCTAATGTGTTTAGTAATCAAATTTTACCACAAGCAGGTCAATTAGCACAAATAGGTGCACAAACTTTTGATGCAGCAACTGCACAACAATATATGAATCCATATACAAATGCAGTTATTCAATCTACATTAAGTGATTTAGGGGAAGCATTTCAAACAGGAGAAAGAGCTTTAGCTACAAGAGCAATTGGAGCAGGAGCATTTGGTGGATCTAGAGAAGGTGTAGAAAGAGCTTTAGGTAGAGAAAGATATTTAGATCAAGTGGCTGATACATCAGCTAGATTAAGACAAGCAGGTTTTGAATCCGGAGCACAAAGATTTACAGCAGATAGAGCAGCACAATTACAAGCTGCGCAAGCACAATTATCGGGTCTTGCAGGTGCTGCAGCTGGTTTAGGTCAAGCTGGTAGTTTAGCAAGAGGAATAGAACAAGCTGGTTTAACAGAAGCATATAGAGATTTTATTGAAGAAAGAGAATATCCTGCTGGTCAAGTAAGACAAATGATTGGTGCTTTAGCAGGTGCACCTATTAGAACTTATGGAGAAGAAAGATCAGCATTAGTAGGAACACCTGTAGGTGCTCCTAGTCCATTTGCACAAGTAGTTGGAGCAGGTCAAGCTCTTGGAGGATTCTTTTAATGGCAGCAGAAGATTTAGAAAAAGTTGAAGTTGAAGTTACTGGCAACGCACTTGAAAACGAAAATAAAAAAGTTGAAAAAAATAAAAAAAGTGGTGAAGGTGATAGTAAAGAAGAAGGTGGATTTAAAACTTTCGTAAAAGGTGTAGGAGAAGCTTTTTCAAACATCGCTGAAGGTGCAGAGAAGAAACTAGAAACTGTATATGATGATCGTGAAAAAAGGATGATGTTTCTTTCTGGTTTAAACACTATTATTGATGCTTCTTCTTTTACACCTATTACACAAGCTAAGTCCCCATTAGGTACTATAGCAGGAGGTCAGAAGAAAGGATTTTTAGAATCAGA